AAATCTTTGTTTTAGTCCCCTTCAATGCATTCGGTAATTCAAACGGAGTACATCCACGGTCATACAACTGTAATGTACTCATGTTTGCACCACCAGCACCTGGCATGTAAGCATCAACATTCAGGGTATTCCAAGCATCCAAGATGTTTGACCCTAACGTTTTAGGCCATTCTCCACAGGCAAATTCATAAACATCAATCTCCAAAGGAACATTATCCTCTGGATTTTCTACAGTTGCATTATGGAGCGTCAAATCCATAATGGCTGTAGATACCATGAACTTAACAGCACCATTACTGGCACGGTACTCTGCATCACCAGTGGCATCACCGATTAAATAATCTCGTTGCCGAAGATCATTCATATCATCATAACCACGTTTCTGAGATAAACCTAGACCGTCCACTCTTCCTCCAAAGAGTACAAAGTCGATTGTCCCTTGCTGCGCTCCAGCAGCAGTAACTACATGACTAGAATTAGTCAACAACGTACGAGCTCCACCAAGTTTCGCCAAAGTACGCTTTATCTTGTTAGTCCACCTCTTTGTTCTAGTTCTCACTCTACGAGGGGCCTTCCTGCGCCGATAAATCAACGCACGATCCCTCTGTTCAGTAACTCCTTGCCCACCTTTAGTACCTCGTTTACTGGTGGTACCAGTATAACTCATTCCACGTCTCATACCTTTTCTAAGCGCTAATTTCAGCTGCGCATTTTGGTTATTCCGATACATCGGAAAATTCCTAAAATTATGTGTAACGTATCCACTGCTCCAAGGACCCGCGAATTTTGGCATCTAATCTACAGGGGTTTTAATTAAACCACTTCTATTTATACCTGCCAATCAAATTTTTTTTTGCTCTCAGGGGTACCCCTGACCGCAGGGGGGGCGGAATCTTATAAATAGCCCCCCCTATAGGATGACACCTTGACACCATTATTAAAGGATTTTTCTTTTGACACCATGCCCAATGCAGCCCGTTTTCGCGTTTACGCCAAGAATTTCTCCCTCACGTACTCCAACATCCAACAACAAGAAGCTGAGTTCTCTAAAGAGGATCTTCACGAACATCTGTGCCAACTTAGGGGTGTTACTTGGGCGGAAGTCTCAAAGGAACTCCACCAAGACGGAAATACCCATTTCCATGCACTCGTTGTATTCAACACCCGAACAAACATCCGAGATGTTGCGTTCTTTGACTACCAAGGAGTTCACCCCAACATCCAAGGTTGTAGAAACCTCCAAGCCTGGAGAAACTACATCCGAAAAGATGGGGATTTCTGCGGAGGACCTGATGATGAAGCTGAAGGAGGAGCTGAGGATCTGGGACCACGTTTTAGCTACTGCCGTCAATGCACAACGCTCGAGGAATGGATTGAATACTGCATCCAAGAAAAGATACAGCATGCATATTGCAAATGGATCTGGGACTTGGTACACGCCCCAAACGACCCATCTACCATTGAAGAAGCGCCTCAAGGAGGAGAGATGTGGGAACAACTCCGAGAATTCCGTTACGACGACTTCACAAGAAAGTGTCTTGTATTGGTTGGACCAACTGGGTGTGGAAAGACTACTTGGGCTTTAACCTATGCACCGAAGCCATGTTTACTAGTAAGTCATATGGACGACCTCAAGAAGTTTGATCCATCAAAGCACAAGTCAATCGTTTTCGATGACATGGACTTTAAACACTTCCCAGTTACAGGACAAATCCACCTTGTTGACCAATTTCAACCGAGAAGTATTCACTGCCGTTATACAGTTAGCAGCATTCCTGCCGGGACTCCTAAGATCTTTACTGCCAACGAACGTCCTTTTGCTGACGACCCTCCTATTGCTCGCCGGATCCGCTACATAACCGTTGAACGACCTTGGGGTCACATTGAAATAAATTAACCTTTTTAACCCTAACCTAACACCCTTTCCTAACCTCTGGTAGCACCTTTATTTAACCATTAGGATCCCAGTACGCAGATCTAGTAGTTGCGTTCTGAATCACATGATACTTGTATTTTCTTGTACATCCAATCGTATATGTGTGAGGAATATCACCCAAACCAGCAAGTGGCTTGGATACAATGATAAGTCCTTGAGTATACCTAGTCACCGGACTGTCATGGCGATACAAGGCATCGCCAGCGAACTGACGAATCTTCGTCTGACGAATCTGATAGGTCACCGTATCTCCAACAGGCACAAAGTACTTGGTCTTCTTAAAAATCTTTGTTTTAGTCCCCTTCAATGCATTCGGTAATTCAAACGGAGTACATCCACGGTCATACAACTGTAATGTACTCATGTTTGCACCACCAGCACCTGGCATGTAAGCATCAACATT